TATTTAAACACCAGCAGTTTTTCCTTTGTGATAAAAATAGCAAACCCTTATGAATTTTGAAACTCTTCGTAATAAATTTGAAAAATTAAGAGAGTCGTGGGCAGAAGATTCTGCAGTTGACTTTCAATTTAAGAACAAACAATATACCACAGATCTGGGAAAGCTTGCTTTAGACATTCCTTTTCAGCATAATAAATACTTAAACCATTACACAGATATCTCTCAGATCAAAGCTTCACTTGAATTTGAGATCCGTAAATTGGTTAGGGAAAAGCGTGAGTATTACTCTGGAGAAGCAGACGCTAAAGTTTACGCCGCCAAACCATTTGGATCAAGCATTAAGACTTCCGAGAAAATGAAAACATACCTTGAGAGTGATGATGAAGTCATCCAACTTGAGGCGAAGATCAAGTATCTAGATCAGATGTTGTACTGGTTGGATCAAGTCATGCGTCAAATTTCTAATAGAGGGTTTCAGGTCAAGAGTGCTATTGAATGGGAGAAATTTGTTAACGGACAATGATGACTACCCTTTCTATTAAAAAGAAGAACGAAGTTTACATCACAATTAATTCTACAGAAGAGCATGTACACAGGGAACTATCTGACTACTTTACCTTTGAAGTTCCTGAAGCTAAGTTTTTAAAAAAGAATCCTAGATACAAATATTGGGATGGAACTATACGTCTGTACTCACCAGGTACAGGCGAACTTTACCATGGGTTAATGAAACATGTTCAACAGTGGGCAGATGAAAGACAATATACTGTTGAATATGAAAAGAATGATTGGTACGGAGATGTAGAAGACGATAATAAATTTGTGTCTCCTGCTGGTGTTAAACACTTCATGGATAAGATATGCAATATAAAACCCCGTCCATACCAATACAAGGCAGTGTACGAGGCTTTAAAATATAATCGTAAGTTACTTCTATCTCCTACGGGATCTGGGAAGTCTCTTATGATCTACTCCATAGTCAGATACTATGCTGCCACCACAAAGAAGATACTTATAGTCGTCCCAACTACATCCCTTGTTGAGCAGATGGTCAATGACTTCATTTCTTATGGCTGGAATGCTGACGACTTTGTTCATAAAATTTATTCGGGGAAGGATAAGAATACAGATAAACCAATTATTATTTCAACTTGGCAATCAATCTACAAATTCCCCAAGAGATACTTTGATGATATTGATTGTGTCATTGGTGATGAAGCACATCTATTCAAGAGTAAATCACTTACTGGCATTATGACAAAACTCCATAATGCTAAGTATAGGTTTGGATTTACTGGAACACTTGATGGTAGTAAAACACACAAGTGGGTTCTAGAAGGATTGTTCGGTAATTGTGAACGTGTAACTAAAACAGATGACCTAATTAAAGAAGGTTACCTATCTAAATTTAGAATCAAAGTTCTACTTTGTCAACATGCTCCTCAGCATTTCGAGACATACCATGACGAAATGGAGTATTTGGTAACTCATGCTGGTAGAAATAACTTGATTAAAAATCTGGTTAACGATTTAAATGGCAATACTCTTGTACTCTTTAACTATGTAGAGAAGCACGGGGAACCACTTTATGACTTAATAAATAGTACCATAGACCCAGAGCGGAAATTGTTTTTCGTTCATGGTGGTACTGATGTAGAAGACCGCGAAGAAGTTCGCCAGATTACAGAGACGGAATCAAATGCTATCATCGTTGCAAGTTATGGCACCTTCTCTACAGGTATTAACATTAAACGTCTTCACAACATTATCTTTGCGTCCCCAAGTAAGTCACGCATTCGGAATCTCCAATCAATTGGAAGAGTGCTCAGGAAAGGCGAAGGCAAAGAAATAGCAACCTTATATGATATCGCTGATGATATTGGCGGTCAGAATTATACACTTAAACATCTGAATGAAAGAGTCAACATTTATAATGATGAAAATTTTAAGTATGAGGTTATTAGAGTAAACCTTAGAGCAAACTAATATGGATGAAGAATTCCTAGCAACTGTAAAATTAATATCAGGTGAAGAAATTGTAGCAAAGGTTTGCTACTTAGAAGATGAAGATAAAGTTTTATTAGAAAATCCTCTTCAAGTTGATATTGCAAAACAGAAGAAAGGTCAGTTAGAAATTTCTGGTTTCTCTTTTAGAGAGTGGGTTGCCGCCACGTTTGATAATATGTTCATTCTCAATAGGCATCATATTATTACAATGTCTGAAGTTGATGGACCTATCAAAGAATTCTATGAAAAAACCCTGCAACGTTTAGAGAATGGAAAAACTCTAACGGGCAGGGGTAATAAATTACCTAGATCATCTGGATATCTAGGTTCCATCAGGGAAATGAAAAAATCCTTAGAGGATATCTTTAATAAGAGTTAAAAGCTACAACCTCCTCTTGAACCCTTACAGAGTTATCCTACTCAGGTTTATCAGGTTTGTCAAGCCCCCTTTACAAATCCATTTCGCTGTGCTATCATAAGTACAGATTATGGTACTAACCATGGCACCCGCAGTAATGACCCGAAAAAAGACAGAATACTACGTCAACAACAAAGAGTTCCTTGCTGCGATCACTGACTATCGGCAGAAGGTTCATGCCGCTAAGGAGGCAGGCGACCCACGCCCAAGAGTCACCAATTACATTGGTTCTTGCTTTCTAAAGATCGCAACACACTTATCATATAAACCAAACTTTGTCAACTACATGTTCCGTGAGGACATGATCTGTGACGGCATTGAAAACTGCCTCCAGTATATTGACAACTTCGACCCAGAAAAATCCAAAAACCCTTTTGCTTACTTCACTCAGATCATTTACTATGCATTCTTGCGTAGGATCCAGAAGGAGAAAAAGCAACTAGAGATCAAAGGCAAGATCCTAGAAAGGTCAGGATATGATGAAGTTATGCACACTGACACATACGATGGTAGTATGTCTGGTATGAATGCTTCTTATTCTGACATGGGTAGCATCAAAGAAAACATTGAAACTAAGATGAATCGCTAATGCCCAACCCCAATGCCTTATATGATGACATGGAGAAGCTTAATGCTCTCTATGAAGAACTCTGTTGGGATCATGATGATAAACTTGTGTTTACACATGATGGAAAACGAGTTATAATTTACAATGAAACTCAAGAAGAGGGAATTAGATTTAATGCTAAACGATCTAGAACGTAATTTATCTGTCGTGAGAAAGATTCGTCTCTCATCTGGTAAAGTACGTGGTACACTATCTTTCAAATCTGTTGATTCAACATGGAAGATTTCAGAACAATCTCTTACACTTAATCACAATGAAACTTAAACCTACAGAAAACTATGAACAACTCTTAGCAAGATTTACTAAGAGGATTGATCAGATCGGTAGTCAAAGTCCCAAGAACACAGTAGAAGCAGAAAAACAAAAAGAACAATTAGATTACTTGCGTGGATGTAAAGACACGATTGAATATCTAATGACAGGTGCATTACCAAATGATGGTAATCATGACGGAATGAAAAACCATAAACCTAACCATGAGACTAACACAGAAAGTAATTGACGAAATTCAATTAGCAATGCAACACACCAAGAAGGATGGCACTGTCAACTGGAAGGATGGTGATGACATTGATGTTTGTCTTGGTGGCACATTTGCTGGTGATAAGTTTATCAGCATTATTAATAGGACACGTAGCAATACAACTAAACAATGAAAATTGCACTGATTACCGATCAACATCTGGATGGTCGTAAAGGTTCTTTGCCATTCTGGGATTACTGGCAAAAGTTTTACGATGAAATATTTTTTCCAACACTTGAAAAAGAAAACATCACCACAGTCATTGACTTAGGTGATACTTTTGACAACAGAAAATCTATGGACTTTAATACTTTCAATCGTATTAAAGTAAATTATTTTGAGAAGTTAAAAAAATATACTGTTCATATGATTCTCGGTAATCATTGTACATATTATAAAAATACAAATCAGATCAATTCTCCAGAACTATTACTGGAGCAATATAAGAACATAACGATTTACTCTAAACCAGATGAAATTACTCTGGGTAGTAAAAAGTTTTTGATGATGCCATGGATTAATTCTGGAAACAGAACTGATAGTGTAGAGGATATGCAAAACTCTACTGCTGATATTATGTGTGGTCATCTTGAGTGTGATGGATTTGAAGTCACACCTGGTATGAAATTTGATGGTGGGTTTAAAGTTTCTGATTTTAAAAACTTTAAACGTGTTTGGTCTGGACACTTCCATCATAGATCAAAGAGAGGAAATGTCCAATACTTAGGTAACCCCTATCAGATGTTCTGGAATGATTACAAGGATAAGCGTGGGTTTCATATCTATGATACTGAAACTGATCGACTCAGATTTGTGGAGAACCCCTTTGAAATATTTGAGAAGTTCTATTACAACGACATCGAATCGGACTACAACAAATACGATGTGTCTGGTTATAGAAGCAAGTTCATCAAACTTATCGTTGAAGAGAAACGTGACTACCAAATGTTTGAAACATTGGTTGATCGTCTTTACAATGTAGGTGCTCATGATGTAAAGATTGTTGAGACCCTAGTTGACGCAGACAACATCGAAGATGCAGATCTCGAAACTAAGGATACAATGACTCTTCTCAATGAATATATTGATGAGGTAGAAATTTCCGTAGACAAGACAGATCTAAAGTCCCTTATGAGGACACTATATATTGAGAGCTGTCAGGTTGCCTAATGTATATCATTACTATAGAGAACCATCCAGAAGGTGTGTTCTCTGTTTTCAATGAAGAAGAACATCGCGTTATCCCTATCTGGATTGACAATGAAGATGCAGAAAGATATTTAATGATGATGGAAGAAGAGGATTACCCAGATATGCAGGTTGTGGAAATGGAAGATCATGTTATAATAGGAGCATGTCAAGATCGTGGTCAACGGTTTTCCATTATCACACCTGATGATTTTTTAATACCACCTGATGAAGAACCAGAATAAATGATTATTTTTGAAAAGATCCGCTGGAAGAATTTTCTGTCCACGGGTAATGTGTTTAGTGAAATTGATCTAGAAGCAGGAAGAACAAATTTAATCGTTGGTAACAACGGAGCAGGTAAGAGTACCATTTTGGATGCTCTTACTTTTTCGCTGTTTGGAAAACCTTTTCGTAAGATCAGTAAGGGATCTCTTATCAACAGCATTAATGAAAAAGATTGCTTGGTTGAGATTGAGTTTCATATTGGTAAGTTAGAGTACAAAGTTGTACGTGGTATCAAACCTAACAAGTTTGAGATCTATTGTAATGGGCAACTGTGGAATCAAGAGAGTTCTGTAAACGAACAGCAGAAGAACTTTGAGGCAAATGTACTAAAGATGAACTATAAGTCATTCACACAGATTGTGGTTCTTGGTTCTTCTACCTTTGTACCATTCATGAAATTGCCTGGTCCTCAACGTCGTGATATTATTGAGGACATCTTGGACATCCAAGTATTCTCTACAATGAATGTTCTTCTCAGAGATAAGGTTCGTGAGAACAATGATGAAGTTCGTGAGATTAATTATCAACTTGATCTTCTAGGAGATAAGATTGGATTGCAGAAGCAAACCATGCTTACCTTAGAGAAAAGAAATCAAGAAGAGATTGATCGTAAGGAAGAAAAGATATTTGCATACAAGAAGACAGAGACACAGGGTGTTGAGGATGTTGCTGTTCTCACACAGCAAATCGAAAATCTTAATAAAGAAATGCAGGACTATGCCAAGTCCAATGAAAAATTGAGCAAGTTGAACACATACTTGATCAAGGTGACACATAAGTTGAACACATGCAAGAAAGAACTTGAGTTCTTTGAGAACAATAACGTGTGTCCTACGTGTACACAAGACCTATCAAAAGAATTCCGTGACCTGAAACTGGATGAAGGTCAAGGTAAGGTTGATGAAATGACTGGAGGTTATAATGATCTCATGTCTGCCATCGAAGAAGAACAAAATAAGTTTGCAAAGTTTACTGAGTTATCTACTGAAGTTAATAACATCAATACTACAATCTCTCAAACGAATTTCCAGTTGACAACAATTCGTAAACAAGTAGATACATTAGAACGTGAAATCAAAGACCTGCAAGGTGATAGTGTTGACAAGAAAGCAGAGTACAATAAACTAGAAACTCTTATCGATAATAAGAAAGATTTGAGTAAGCAACAAGCTGCTTTAAAATCTGACCGTGATGTTCTTTCAACAGCAAGTCAATTGCTTAAAGACAATGGTATTAAGACAAGGATTATCAAGACCTATCTTCCTACCATGAACAAATTGATTAACGATTTCTTACAAAGGATGGAGTTCTATGTCAATTTCACCCTCGATGAGAACTTTGAAGAGAAGATCAAATCTAGATACCGTGACGTGTTCTCCTATGATAGTTTCAGTGAAGGCGAGAAAGCTCGTATTGATATCGCTCTTTTGCTCACTTGGCGTAGTATTGCTAAGCTTAAGAATAGCGTGGATACTAACCTCCTTATACTCGACGAGATCTTTGACGGATCTCT